AGTACCAGCCTTATCAATAATCAAGGCTTGTCTACGGGGCTTGTCAGAAGTAGCGTTAGGAACGCTTATATGCGTCCAAGAGCCGAATTCTTCGATGATTTGGTCAAAGGGTATATCCGAAGCCAAACACGCCTCTACGACCTGTTTAGGGGTCATTCCGGGGACTCTTATATCAGCAGCACAACCTATCCTATGTTGGCTAGTGTCCTTGCTACCGACAGAGTCATTGACTGGTTTAGACCTAAAGCCAGAATTAATCATTATTGGCTTGTTTAGGAGGGTTCTAACCTGCTCTAGCAAAGCTGCCAATCGAGTTAGATTAGCAACCTCACTGGCGTTAGGGGTATTATCTAGGTTCTTACGCTCCGCTACTTCAGAGTGGGTTAGTTCTTCTAGGGTGAAATTAGGGCTTAGGTTCATCTTTACCTTTCTTCATATCCATTATCTTCTCCAGAGTACGACCACCAAAGTAGAAAGACATAATAAGCATTCCCCATTGACCTAATAGTTCAACATAGTTGTTGTTGACTTCAATGTCCCATGCTGACATCGTAGCGAATGCTGAATAGACAAACAGAATAAAGACTAGCGTCATAGGTCGTATGTTCTTAGACAGCCAAGAGTCCGAAGCCATGTCTGCTTCGTGTCGTTTAGTGAGTTCTTGTGCCTCTATATTATCAGCTTGTAACTCAGCTAGTTTGCCTTCCTGTTGCATCTGTAAGAGTTCTTTCTGAGCCTTTGCTTTAGCTTCAGGGTCAGGAATGAATTTATCTAGGACTTTCATCCCAACATCGAACAGTGCCATTAATGGTAACATTATTTCTTAATCCCCCAAGTTAAATACCAAGCAATCCACGCAGCCACAATATAGCAGATAACCATGACTCTTTTAACCTTCTTAACTTCTTCGTTAAAAAACTTCTTATCATTCTCTTTTTCTTTCAATTGCCGTTGTTTTATCTGTTGAATCTCCGCCCACGCAGCTTTGCCGTATTGACGAGTAATGTCTCGTTGTAGCTGTTCTTCTGTTTGTTTTGCTCTTAGTAAGCGTTCCCACTCGCTTAGAGCAGATACAATGGTACTGTCTGCATGGACATACTGTTCTCTACGGCGTTCGTTGAGACGCTGTTGAGCAACATCTACAACCTCTTTTTGTACATCGGTAATGCTCTTGGTAATGGACTTACTAGCCTGACGGCTAGCATCCATACTACCTGTTACAGACTTTGCTCCTTCGAGAAACCCAAATTGGTCTGCCATGGTTCATATTCTTATTGTTGTTCTTGTAACAGTTTTTTAAGGTCTTCATCAGATAAAGACTGGACAGATACTTCTCCTGTCTGAGGTTGAGCATTTACAGCTTCTTTTGGTGCTTGCTCTACTGACAACATTGGACCACCTCGAAGAGCTACAATTCCAGCAGTTTTACCAATTACCTTTGTTGCATCTTTAACAACACCTAAAGTTGTTCGACCTTTAGCTAGTTTTAACAGCGCATCTTTTGAATCAGGATTAAACAACACTGCAGAAAAATCAGCAGAATTAGTTATCTTATCTCTAATAACATCAGTTAACTCTTTTGTTGCGTTGGCTAACTGCGTGTTTCCGCCAAGAGCTTTAGTAGTAGCATAAGCGGTGCTTCCTGCCATTCCAGTAGCTGCTCCACCTGTTTCACTTTGTACAGCTCTTTTCATGTAGTTTAATACTAATCTTGCGTCATTCAATTCTTGTTTAGTCTTAAATAAGAAGTTAAAATCATTCTCTTTCTTATTAAGTTCTTTTAAAGCAACATCAATATTAAACTCAGGTGCAGTAGCTGCAGCTCCAGTTGCTTTAGCTTTGTTTAGAATGTCATCAAAAGTAGACCTTCTAATAGTATCTAAGATGACAGACGCATCTGGGTTGTTTTGTAAGACATCAATCAGAATTGCCCGTTGTGAGTCAGGAGCAGTTTTTAGTTTAGTAATAACTTGTTCTGGGACTAAATCCGTAGCTCTTTCAACATCAAATGCTTTAACCAATGGACGATTAGCAAATTCCTCAATTCGTCTAATATTACCTGCAAAATTATCACGAGCTTGAACTAATTTATCGGCTCCGGGAACGCCGCTTTGAATTGCATCATCTAGGGCTTGTTTATATCCACGCAACACATCAAGTGAAATTGCTTTAGCTTGTCCGGGAGCAACACCTTCAAATATATTACCTTTTCCAAAATCTGCTTTACCGCTATAAGCGGCTTCGCCCCATGCCGATAGATTCTTTTGAAGTCTATCAATGCTAATTTTCTGTGCTTGAGCAGGTGTTCCGGGAACAACCTTAACATCCACAGGCTGTCCTGTTGGACCAATAATGGCACTAGGAGTTACTGAAGCTGGGACTTCTGGAATAGTAAACTCATCTGCAATTCGACCTAATGCACTGCGTAAGCCCTCAAAACCGGGTGTTTCTGGAGGAATACCTTGTAGCCTAGTTTGTACAACATCAAGTACAGGTTGTGTATTGATTTCTCCGCCAGCTCTCTTGGCTGCATTAAAGTCTTTATTTGCATCAGAACGCAATCTTGTAGACAATGCTTTTCCATAGTTTTGAAAAGATGTCAATACCGATTGAGTTAAGTCTTCAGGATTTAATGTCTTTTGTGTAGACCGAGTAAACAAATCATCTAAATAAGTTTGTACAGATTCTGCCTGTTGTTTAAAGAATCCCGGAGCTTCGGCAGCTTTTGGAGAAGCAGCAACACGGGCTTCAGTTGCAAGTTGTTGGCGATTTAATGTTAACTGTCCCGGTGTCATAGGACCAACATTTAATAATGCTTGAGTTTCAGATACAGGCGGGAATGCTCCTTGTGGACGCATTGCTGCGCCTTGGATACTTGTAAAACCACCCTTAGCCGCATAAGGACTAATTTGAATTGCTGCTTGACCGAAAGGTGATTCAGTGATTAATGGAGCTGTACCGCCCAATGCACCAGCAACAGCAAATTCTTTAGCTGGGGCAGAAACAGGACCACCTTTAAATAAGCCGGGAACACCAACGGCGGTTAGCGCTGCGGCGGGTGCGCCAGCGGCTGCAATATTATATGGAGTTGTGTATGGTGCGGATTCTAAATTAATACCAGTAATATTTTTTATTGCACCTAAAATTCTTGAAGGTTTAAATGCTTCAGGATTTTTATCAGCTTGAAGATAGTTATACAATGATTCATAACCACCAACTAAATCAATAATTCCTTTAGCTGAACCTTTTGCAACAGACTCAAGAGTATTTTTTGCAATATCCGTAAACGAAGTAGGAGAAGTATCTAATACTGATTTCTCAGCAAAACCCACATACTGATTACTAGCTAATCGCTGTCTAAGTTCATCGTCCGATAGTTTTGTAATATCGCTCATTCAAGTCCTCTTCTAGCTTTTTCTGCTTCTAACTGTTCACGAGTGAATTGTGGTTTTGTCCCTGCACTTGGAGGAGCAATAGTTTCTCTTGGAATCTTATAATCAAAACCACCAAGACCTTTATTAGCACGACCATAGTTTTCAAGTCTTGTTGTTTCATCAACAATAAGTTGATTCTTCCCAACCATGTAACTAATCAGCTGTCGGCGGGCTTCTGGACTTGTTTCAAGCTGTGGAATAAGTGCTTCAATAAATCTACGGTCTTCGTTAGAGAAACCAGCGCCGAGTTTACCGCCCAATGTTTGAAATATAACATCTTTAGCAACTTTATCATATTGCTGTGAAGTTGCAATTCTTGTAACATCGGCTGGAGACGCTAATCCAAGAGTATTTAATAAATTAGCTGCACCAACACGACCAGTAGCAAAAGTACCACTAATTAGTTCTTGATTGTTTAATAAGTTTAACTTCTGTAATGACCCAATAGTTGACAAAGCAGTCGCTCTTGTCTTCATCGCTTCAGTTACTGTTTCTGCATCATTCTTACCGAGTTGTTCAACAAACTTAGTTTCGCCTTTAGCATCAACACTAATGTTTTGTTTGCTTGTAAAACGACTATAAGGAGAACCAAGAGTTCTAATTACATTTCCATTTTTATCAACTACAGCTTTTTGTACAAGTTCAGGACTTACACCAATTTCTTTAATCTCACGACCTTGAATTCCTATTTCTCCCTGTAGTTTCTCAGCTTCTAAACCTCTGCGGTTTTGACCTTGTGCTACCATGATAGCTTGCCTTGCACCAGCGGCATCGCCTTGCTGATTTAAGAACTGTGCCATCTGAACTAATCCTTCAGGAGTGTTAGTATCAAACTGCTGTGTAGCTTGTTGACGAAGACCGGCAATACGCTCTTCAGGTAGTTGAACACCTAAAGCGCCACGAAGACCAGCAGCGCCTCTTTCAGCAAACATTCCAACATTACCAAGAACACCGCCAAGTAAATTAGTACCAGCTTGTGTTCCTTGCGTAAAGGCAGCCCTTTCACGAGCAGCTTGCATTGCTTGTGGGTTTGCTCCAAACAAAGAACCAACAATACTTAACTCTTCTTTATCAAACATATCTGCCATGATGATTCCTTATTTAAGCCATTCTGAAATAACATTACCGGCTGCTCCGACTAAAGGATTGACAACTGTTCCTAAAGCAGCGCCTTGACCATAAATGTTGCCTAACTGTCCTTGTAATTGACTTGCTGCAGCACCTTGACCTCCTAATAAGCCATAATACCCTGCTCTTGACCCTGCGGTAGCAGCAGCCGAACCTAAACTTGTTCCTAAGGTCAAAGGTTGCTGTGCCATGGATTCTAGCTGTCCAGCTTGACTAAATAATCCTGTTCCTGTTGCAATCTGTTGATTTACAAGATTCTGAGCGTAAGTAGGTGCGTTAGCTGCTAAAGCCGCATCCTGCTGTGCAAGGGCATTGTAGTATGCAGCCATCTCAGGATTAGTCTGCATCAGTCCAGCAGCACCGGGTGAATACCCCGAAACTGTTCCGCCAGTAGCTAAACCACCTGTACCACGCTGGAACTGTCTGTTACGCAGTTGTGCTAATTGTTGTTCACGACTTGGTGCTAATAGTCCTTGTTGTTGAGCAATATATTGCTGTTGTAGGGCTTGTGTGTCTGTGGTAGTTGGTAACGCTTCAGCACCAAGACCAAACAAACGCTGACGCTGTGCAGCCACTTCAGGAGTAGCAGTATATGCCGCAGAAGTTAATTGTCCTGTAGTTGGGTCTATTTGGAACTGTGATTGACCAAAGGCAGTAGTAACTCCAATAGGTTTAAATGTAGATGCCTGAACAGCTTGCTGTGTTGCTGCTCTCTGTGCTGCGACACTTTGGTTGTACGCTTCCTGCTGACGGCGTAACTGGTCTGCAGATAAGAAATAGTTAGCACCAGCACTTAGTAAACCACCAGTATTCGTTCCTCCGGGAACTGTTCCACCAGCCTGTCCAGAAGCATTTCCTAACAAAGATTTTGCAACGGTAGGACCATATTTTTGAACCAAACTCATAATTGAACTTGGAGTTACACCAGCAGAAGTTGCTGCAGAAGTTAAAATATTAGAACCATAACTTGAGCCAATTGTAGACGCAATCTGTGTTGCCCCTAAGCCTTGTGATGCAAGTCCTGCCATGTCAGCAGCTACCATCGCATCTAAGCCATAAGAACTTGCAATAATAGAAGCTGCTTGGGATTGTGGAATACCGCTGGCAACTAATCCTGCCACATCAGCGGCAGCCATTTCGGTTAATCCAGCAGCACTAGCAGCAGCACTGCCACCTGCTAATAAACCAGCGCCTCCCGCAGCTAAACCGGCTACAGTTCCCCAGCCTCCCGGAACTTCTCCGACAGCTTTATCAAGGGAAGCTAATCCAGTTCCCACATCTTGTGCCGCCTGACCAAGAAAATCGCCTACGCCAGACACTGCTCCCGAAATTGCATCACCGATGCCGCTTACGACTCCGCCCATTATTTACTCCATGTATAAATGTATGCTTCTTTGTTGTTAGCCAATTTAATATCCTTAAAATGTTTCCATCCTAAACTTTCGCCAAACTTTACTAATTTAGTGTTTTCTTTTGTTGAAAAAGCATATAGAGGATGTGAAATTAAACAATGCAATAAATTCAAATCTTCTAAAAACTTTGTCTTTACTTTAGGAGTCCACTTAAACACATCTGTGTGAAACCAATGAACGCCTTCAAACCATTCTAAAAACATTACATAATCGTCTCTAATGACGATTGGTATTTTAGTATGTACCGCCATCAACCGTGGCTGTGAATGTACTAGATACTGTTAAGTTAACTGCAGTAGCAGTACCAGTCAAAGCAGGACTAGCTAGGTCAGCCTTAGTTGTGACTGCTGTGCTGATGTTGTTAAACTCAGTATCGAATTCAGAACCACGAATAATCTTATTAGTGTCACCAGTTGGTAACGAATCTTTACTTGTAAAGTTAGTTGTTTTTGTGTAGTTTGACACGATTAAGCCGTCCTTCCTAATTTAATATACGCATCTAATTTCTGTACCGATACTGAACTACCATTAATATCTGATTCCAATCCAATCTGTAATACTCGACCTGTGCCAGAGGTAGGGACATCTAACTTAGTAATCACCACACCACCAGCGTATTTACCGATATTGTATTCAGCAATACCGTATTGCGAGATAGTACCAGCATCTAAGGTTCTAATCTGTGACTCATAACTACCTTCGTAGTCAAAATCCCACTTAATCGATACATTCTGTGCTGCACCACCAATAATGTAGAAGTCAGCTTTCTTAAATATCTTCAGTGTTGTTGGTGTTTGATAATCAAAATAGTTGGTATAGTAAGACATGGAGTAAGCACTGCCATTGTCGTTATAACCAGTATACTTACCAACATAACCAGCAACACCTAAGTAGACTTCTTTGTTCTTTGTCAGTGCAAA